TAAGCTTTCAATACTTTTAGGCTTCAGATTAGGTTTTTTATACGCATTAAACCATTTTTCAGACCACTGCTTGACGGTGGTCTTTTTTTGTTGCTTTTTTTTCGGACTACCGTTTTTGACGTATTTTTGAAGTTTTTCGATGACTTCCTGCTTAGTTGCGCCGTACACGTAAGTACGGACGCCGTTTTCGGTCAGGTAACCCATGTACCGACCGTCTTTGCGTGCGTTTTTTGATACGCAACAGCCTTTAATTTCAAGTTGCATTTCTTCCTCCTTTTTTTGTTTTTTGGGGGAAGCGTCGCGAGTATGCGCGGGCGGCAAAGCACTGCGCTTTATTGTTTTGTCGATTTGCTTTTGCTTTTCAACGGGCCAGTCTTTAGAATAGACGACTCTGAAACTGTTTTTTCGTTGGTATTCTTCGGTTTCAAAAGCACTTATCAAATTAATCAGTTCAAGTGAAATTTTTTAGTTTGAGTAAGATTTCTTCGTTAGTCATATGGATGTCTCCTTTTTATTTAATAATATTTTGTTTTTACATTCTAAGATATATTTTTTTTTGCCCGATTTTGCGGCTGAGCGACGATACTTTCAATCATTTCAATCATAAATGCCTGCATGGGCGGAATTAATGCCCTATATGCAGTTAAAAGCTTTAGTTCATCATCAGTCAGATCACCATCGGACGGTTCAGCCGTTTCCGGCGAAATACCAAGCGCCTTTTCAATTGCTTGCATTGTGTCAACGCGTGGGTATTTAGCAAAGCCACCAAATATTTTTGTTATTGTGCTTTTTGACAAACCTGTCATTTTTGCGAGGTCTTCATAAGTAATTTTTCTCTCTTTTAGTATTATTTTGATTTCAGAGATTTCCATTTAATCACCACCTTTTAAATAGTTTAGCAAGAAAATTCACGAAAGTAAATTTTTTTTGATAAAAATAGTTGACAAGTTCACAAAGATGAATTATAATTGTGTCAAGAAATTCACGAAAATGAATTTAAATTAAAAAAAGGAAAACAAAAAATGACAACTGTAAAAGTAATAACGAAAGCGATAAAGGTATTTCAGAAAGAGAAACCAAACGGGGACATCCGTAGTATCAAACTTTTGGAAGGCACGGGGAACGGCGCGATTAGCTACTATTTAGTAACTGGAAAGGAGGAATGAAATGGAAGGAAACAAATTAACTCATTACATCAAGGAACGAGGGTTATACCCTGCCTTGGTTGCCGCGCAAATGGGCGTCAGGCGTCAAGCTCTTGCAAACTATGGAAAGAGATTCACGCCAACAGCGAATACGTTAAAAAAAATAGCGATGGCAATGACGGAACTCGGGGCACCGACAACGGTGAAAGACCTTGTTTCTTTATTTGATAAATATGAGGAGGTGTAAAGATATGGTTGAAATTATCAAAGTTGAGCATAACACGCAAGCATGGCTTGACATTCGTAAAACGGGGATCGGTGGCAGCGATGCCGCCGCAGTTCTCGGAATAAGTCCATACAAAACAAATGTCGAACTATGGGAAGAAAAAACCGGCAGACGAGAGCAAAAGAACATAGAAAACAGTGTCGTACAATACGGCAAAAACGCGGAGTTTCATCTTGTAAAACTATTTGAACTTGACTATCCCGATTACACGGTCATTTTTGAAAAGGACACTGTTTTTAAACGTGATTTTATGACTGCCTCCCTCGACGCTCGACTTGCAAGATCGGGCGAAGGCCTTGGCGTTTTAGAAATAAAGACAACCGAGATCCACACTGCGATGGCGGCTAAAAAATGGGATGGCAAGATTCCTCAACACTATTATGCACAGATACTTCACTATATGATTGTGATGAACGCTATGTACGCTTTTTTAAAAGTACAAATGAAAGAGACTGACGAGAGAGGTTTTTGCGAATTGACTACAAGACATTATAAGTTCCAACGGGCCGACGTTCTGAAAGATATGAAACACCTCTATCTGAAAGAAAAAGAATTCTGGGGTTACGTCGAAAGGAATGAACGCCCACCTGAAAAATTTAAAATTTGAAATAAGGAGAAATAATTTATGGCAAAAGAATTGACACTTATCCTTGCTGAGGATATCGAAAAACTTACGCCGGCAATGATAGCGTTTAACAACGAAGAACTATTGGCGGCGGTCGATGAGCAACTGAAACAATACGAAAATACCGAGTATTCGGAACAACAAATCAACGAAGCAAAAGAAAACAGAGCGCGCTTAAATGCCGTTTGTAAGCGGATTAACGATGCGCGTCTGCGCATTGGCAAGGTATATTTATCTCCTTATGATAACTTCAAAACGAAAGTCGACGAAGTTATCCACAGAATTAAGGTCGTATCTGACAAGATTGACGCTACCGTTAAAACATACGAATCAAGGATTAAACAAGAGAAAGAAAAAGAGATCAGAGATTACTTCAACAACGCAGTCGGTGGTTATGCCGAGGTCTTGAGTTTTGATCGGATATTCAATCAGAAATGGCTGAATGTATCGGTCAAGTTGCCCACAATACAAAAGGAAATCGACTCTATTATAGATAACGTCAAAAATGCAATGATCGCCATCGAAGCACTTAATAGCGAAGACGAAAAATACATCAAAAGTTATTACTTCCGCACGCTTGACCTTTCCGACGCAATTATGGAAAATACGCGCTTACAGCAAGAGCGTGAGAGGATAGAAAAGCTTAACGCACTAAAGAAAAAGCAGGAGGCAGAAGAAAAGGAATCAACGGTACAAGCTGTGAAAGAACCCATCGTGACGGCAGATAATCCCGACAAGACGGAAGAAAAGACGTGCACGATAGAATTCTCGGTCACGGCTACAATAGCCGAATTCAAAGCGCTTAAACAATTTTTGCAAAGTAATAATATTCAATATAAAGCCATAAGGAGGTAACAAAAAATGGCATCAACTCAAAACCAAACTTCACTTCAGACAAATCAGCCTAAATTTTCCGTTTACATGAACGGTGACAAAATCAAAGCGCTTGTATCTCAAGCAGTAGGGGAAAACGCGCAACGGTTTACGGCATCGATAATATCCGCCGTATCGAATAATCCCGAACTTAACGCCTGCGATCAGAGTACAATTCTTTCGGCGGCTTTGCTCGGCGAAAGTCTGAAGCTCTCTCCGTCGCCGCAACTCGGACAGTATTACATGATACCTTTCAACGATAAAAATCGTGGAAAAGTCGCACAGTTTGTACTCGGTTACAAAGGGTATATACAGCTTGCGATAAGATCCGGCGTCTACAAAAAACTCGTTGTGCTCGCCATTAAGAAAGGCGAAGTGGTAAGATACGACCCACTCACTGAAGAATTATTCGTCAACCTTATACAGGACGAGGAAGTCCGGGAGAAAACCGAAACGGTTGGATACTATGCAATGTTCGAATACATAAACGGTTTTCGCAAAGCTATTTATTGGACCAAAATAAAAATGCGTTTGCACGCCGAAAAATACTCTAAAGGATATGCGGCACATAAGGGATACACGTTCTGGGAAAAGGACTTCGACGGCATGGCGCTGAAAACCATGATAAGACAATTGATTTCTAAATGGGGGGTCATGAACGTAGATATGGAAAAGGCAATGTCGAACGACGAAAACATCGTCGAAAACTACGGAGGCGACGATTTGGTGTCGACCGAACCTGACATCGATTTAACTCAGACGGATCCTGTAACGGGCGAGGTTGGCGACACCTCGGAGGATGAAGAAGACTTCTTTTTTTTCAACAACAATGATTAAGGACGAGAATTACTATATAGTACACGGCTGGATGCGTAACCGCCTAAACCTGCGTGGGAACGAACTGCTTATATACGCGGTTCTGTATGGTTTTACGCAAGACGGCAAAAACGAATTTCGCGGCACGGTTGAATATATAAGAGAATTCATCGGCGTGGCGGACCGTAAAACAGTTGTAAACGGCTTAAACAAACTTGTATCAATAGGCTTCGTCCGCAGGGTTGATTATAACGCTGCAGACGGGAAAACAAACGGATATTTATGTGTACCTATTGACGAAATAAAGGGTATCCAAAAAACGGATACCCCTATCCAAAAAACGGATAGGGGGGTATCCAAAAAACGGATACCCCCCTCGACAAAATTAAAAGATAAAGAAAATTATAAAGAAACTAATAAGAAAGAAAGAAAGGAAGAAAATAAAGAGATTTATTCATCATCAGCGGGCGCGGGCGCACGCGTGGAAGACGAAGAGAACATCTTCTTGAAAATGACGGATAAAGAACTTATCGCTTATTCGGAAAAGCCCATTGATACAAGTAACCCCGATTGGTGGAAACTGTGCAGTCAGTGTCGCGAAGAATTGTTCAGACGTTCGCAAGAGCGGGGTAAAAAGTGGGAAGGCAAAATCATCACTACGGACGGCAAGTTCGAGCGGCTGAAGAGCCACGACGAGATAATAGACAAGCACGGGTGTTCGAACCTGCTCAAAATGAAAATCAAAATGTTTTTGGTTGCTTGCTATTGTCAAGGCGGCTACGTTATGCCGAACGATAAACTCAACGATATTTTAATCGAACTTATGCACGAGTACACGGATGACGTCGAGCGAATCGATGTTGTTGATAACGCCATAAGACATGGGTACAAAGATATTAAGAGGATAGGTTCAGCGTTATGAATAAAATTTTTATTTCCGGAAATCTTACAAGCGACACTGAGTACGCCGAAACCATCAGCGGGACGGAGGTTTGCAAATTCAGAATCGCCGTCCCGCGATACAAAAATGAGAAAGGCGCTATGATTTACGATTATTTTAACGTATATTCGTACCACAGCACAGCAATCAAGTGTAATAAACATCTAAAAAAAGGTAGTAAAGTATTTGTTCACGGAAGCATACAGAATCGCACGGAAGAAGGTAAAAACGGACTAAAATTAATACTTTCGGAAGTTATTGCAACAACGATAGAGTTTGATGTTCCGGAACAGCCAGACCCATATGCCATCACGACAGACGATAAGAGAACACCTCTCGAAGTGTTGGCTGAACAAAAACCAAATAAGGAGTAAATTATGATTTTTACGGATTTATTATTAACAAATGTAAACGAATTATCTGAGGACGAGCAGGAATTTGCGTTTCTGCATCAGAAAATAATGCATTATGGTAACGCTGCCGCGATGAACTTAATCGAGATGGCGAGAAGCCTCCGAGAAATGCACGACACGAAAAAATACGAGTATGCTAACTTTGAGACTTTCGGCGAATACGTCGAAAGCGCGGTCGGGATAAAAGAACGCCAAGCATATAACTATATCGCGATACTTAACAAACTACCCGATCAGTATTTGCAATTGAATGCAAAGTTAGGTATCACTAAACTTACCATGCTTGCCTCTTTATCGAATAAAGATAGAGAAGAAATTGCCGGGCAGATAGACGAAACGACTTCGGTCAGAGAACTGCAGGCGATGATAGATGAGCGCGATAAGAAAATCGAGCAGTTGACAATGGACCTTGAAGAAAAAGAGAGCCAACAGGACGAGCCCACAGACGCCGAGAAAGACTTGTATAACCAACTTATGGCGGCGCAGGCAGAAATAAACCGACTTAAGAGCGAAAAGGTGCCCAAAACGGACGAAAGCCCCGAAACAAAGAAACAACTCGCGGAAGCGGTCAAGGCACGTAAAGAAGCCGAAAAGAAACTCGCCGATGAGAAAGCCGAAAGCCAGAAGAAAATCGACGAAGCGAATAGGCTTGCGCAGGATCTCCGTAAAGAAAAGGAAGATGCCGAGAATAAAGCCGCCGAACTCAAAGCCGCGCTTGAAAAGCAAAAGGAAGTAACAAAGCCTGTCTTCGGTAATGAAATGGCCTATTTCAAAGCAAAATTCGAAGAACTTCAGCGTGTCGGCGTGGATATGCTCAACTCTCTGGCAAAAATGACCGACGAGGCGACGATATCAAAATGCAAAAATGCGATGAAAAAAGTTATCGAAGGGTGGAACTTATGAAAAAGAACGATTATATCGAAATGCTTATTCAAGACAACGCGACCGAATCGAAAGGCTTCAAGAGTTTGTACGACGACGTCATTGATTGTGTCGATATCGCACTTTCGCAGGAGCCGGACACGTTTGACGTTGACGGCAAAATAGGGCTGACGGAATTGTGGAAGATAATTTCGGACGAAGGCGTTAAGCGTGCCCGAGAAACCAAGAACGCCGGATCTGTCGGACCGTTTGAGGCGGCTGAACTTATAGCAAAAAAACTCGGCGCTACATACACAAGGGCGTCGCATAGAGCATCAGCAGATAGCGCCGTCAAAGTCAAGCTGGAGGACTTTTTTTAAAAAGCAGAACGGTTATGTGTATGTACGGTTATGATGCCTCGACGTCGAAAAAACAAAAAAAAGAGGCGGAACTTGAAAACGAAAGTGCACGCAAAAAAAGCAAAATCGCAATGGAAGCGTTGACAAGTATGACGGATAGCATTATCGAAAGCGAAGGCTATAAAGATTGGCTCGCGTCGGTATTTCGCAAATATGCCTTTTACGAGCGTATCGGTGGCGTGAGAATAGCGCATTGCGAATGCGGCGCATCCTTTATTCTCGAAAGAGGCCGCGGAGCGGAATATACTTTTTGCCCAGGGTGCCACGACAGCGTGGTTTTACGAAATGCAAGATATCCTGAAGTTGAAGATTTAAGAGTCGTTTCCGTTTTGTCGAACGCGGAAAGCGATCGGGGCATTTCACAACGTTTATTTGTTGCGAGAAAAGAAATAAAGTACGCATCAGGTGAGATTGTTTCAAAGATTTTTGTAGACGAAGAGCAACGTGATTTTATATTTTTCAACGATGACAGTATCTTTTCAATCCATCCGGTCACTCGATGGGTTTACGACGAGTCGAACAAAATTTGGGAACAGGGGGTGACGTCATTCAAGAAAGGGCGGGGAAAGATACACGGACAGTGTTGGAGCGGCTGGAGAGCCGAAGACCGTAAAATGTCGCTTTACCCTGGGAATCTACCATCGGTTTTGCATGGGTCGAAATATCAATACTCATCGCTTGATCTCGCGAATTGTTTTTCAAAGGTGAACCCGATATACTATCTGCGAGAATACAGCATACATCCGATGCTTGAGCTGCTTTATAAGGCGCAACTTATAAAACTTGCGGAACAGCTTTTACAAATTAATGACGGTTGGTATTATCACGGGATAGGCGATAAAATCGCGAGAGCAAAGTCGTTGAAAGATCTATTCATCAACAGCAAAAGCGAACTCGACGAGGCGGTTCAACATAATTACGGCTACGACGATCTTCAAGCGCTTTCTTTCGTTCGGAAATGGAAACTTGAAGGACGTGATCGCGCGGAAGCCGTTAAATTCATGAAAGCGGTAATCGACCATAGCGGTGACGACTTCGAGTACGATTTTATATCAAACGAAAGTCTGTTCCGATATGCGGGAAAGCAAAAACTTGCTGATTTAAACGAAAAATATAGTCATTTTTTCTCCGATTACACCGATTATATCGGCGAGTGTATTACTCTCGGTTACGACGTGAAGAATACCGCAGTTAGCAAACCGCACAATTTCAAGAAAATGCACGATTACGTTATGGCAATCAAGGAATTCAATCGATCGCACGTATACGACGTGGGCGTTGCGGCGGCTTGGAAAAATCTACATGATTTTGTTGACTGGACGGACGGTAATTTATCGGTGATTATGGCGAAGTCAACCGACGAGATCGTGAAAGAGGGCGCAGACCAAAACCATTGCGTCGGTCGGTATTGTGAGCGGGTGGCAAAGAGCGAAAGCGTGATCTGCTTCGTCCGCCGAAACGAAGAAATAGATAAGGCGTTTTACACGCTTGAACTCAAGCCCGATATGCATACTTGCGATATAGTTCAATGCCGAGGCAAGTCCAACGAGGACGATGAGAATCGACCGATCGTCGATAAATTCCTCGAAAAATATCGGGCGTGGTTCAACAAGCGTAAAGCCGATTTCGACGAAAATAATCTCAAAGCGGTTTATTACAAGGCCGTTCGCAAGAACAAAAAAGGCGAGTACGTCAGCATATACGACAACAAGGTTAAGTATCAGATCGGAGTCGAAACTGTCGTTGACGCCGACAAGAATCCCGATTCGGTTGCGGTCAAAGGTATGCATATCGCATCGCTCGATTTTGCGAAGGATTTCGGACGTGGCTATGACGATGCTGTGATCCTCGAAGTCGAAGTCAATATCCACGACGTTATAATTCCCGACGCGAAAGATCAGGTGCGGTGCTCCAGATATAAAATTCTTCGAGAAGTGCCTTACGAAGAACTCGGCGAATGGGGAGCCCAAAGGCTGAAAAAGGAGGCTGCGTAATATGGCAAAATGTAAAGGCTGTGGCGCGGAAATAATTTGGGTAAAAACGACTGCCGGGAAGAATATGCCGTGCGATCCCGACAAGGTAACAATCGTTACCGAGTCGGGCGAGACGGTTACCGGGTATATCCCGCATTGGGCGACTTGCTCGCAATATAAAAAGTTCAAAAAAGGAGTGGTAAAATGAAATTTGTTTTAAATGGCTGCGACATAGCTTTCATTGCGGAAGCGCCGGAAGATATCACGTTAAAAGATCTTCTCAAGCAATGCGACAAAATAAAGCCCGATTGGTGCGCGTGCGGTATATGTAGTATGGCTCATGAAGGGTTCACCCCCGAATCTAATTACGACGCTGATATAACCATCGGCTACGATAGCATTAAAAAGAACAGTGAAGACGTATGTTGCACGATAGTGGAGGGGAATGAAGAATGAAAACGCACGAAGACGAAAAATTAAACGATCTGTTAGGAGAAACCGTGAAAGTCGTTTTGTTCGACGGATCGACAGCAATCGGAGTTCTGAAAAAAGCTGAATACAAACTAGGCTTGTACCAAGTCGCGGACTATTGCTTCCGCAAGACGCACATAAAAAGGGTGGAGAAATTATGAAAGCAGTAACAAGTATCAAAGAAATGGAAGAAAAAATTGAACTTATGGAAAATTGCACTTTATTTGTGACAAAAGAACTCGACGATGAATTAAACCGAGGACTTGCTGCCCTATCAAAAGGTTTTAGTGCTTCAAGTGAAGAGGTTGAGTTGTTTTTCAAGGTGTACGAATTAATGGATAAACTTTTAGAAAAAGGAATTAGGTATGAGGTGGAGGGATGAAACCGGCAGTAATGATCAGCACGCAACCTAAATGGGTTGAAAATATATTAAACGACAAGAAGCTATGGGAAGTCAGGAAGAGCCGTCCGAAGATAGAACCGCCGTTTAAGTGTTGCATTTATTGCACGAACACCCCGAAATATCATCACCTATACGATTTAACGCCGTATAACAACGGCGAAAGGCGTTATTCAGTTGTTCATCATAACAAATACAGCCTTGTCGCTGAAGGATTTTTGAACGGAAAGGTAATCGGCGAGTTTATCTGCGATAAGATTGAAATGGTAAATTCGAAATGTAGCGATTACGGAATTGATTTATTTTACCACGACTGTATTGCCGAAGGTTGTCTTACTGAAAATGAAGTTAATAAATACTTTAATATTCCAGACGGTAAAGATTTAAGAGTAATGAGAGGGAATGGCTATGCTTGGCACATATCCGATCTAAAAATCTACGATAAGCCGAAAGAATTATTCGAGTTCAAAAAGCCGAGTAAATGTCCCGAAAACATAGATTGTTGCGCGTGCAAGTATTGGAACAGTTGGGCGAAGGATTGCGCAGAAGATTTACGCTTAACCCGTCCGCCGCAATCGTGGTGTTATGTAGAGGATTCACGAAATATAGCAAAAATTTAAAGCAGGTAAAGGGAATAGCCAAAATCGAGATTTTTGGCTGTAACCGACTTATGGATAAACGGGAAACCCGTTTTCCTACAGAGAAAAATAAGGAGTGATTATGACAGATAAAGAACAGATGAAAAACAAAAAACTAAAAACAATTTCAGAACTGATAGTTGGGATAATTTTACTTCTCGCAATCATTGTAGCATACCCGATTGTCCTGTGGTTCGCGATATCCGCATACGACGTGGATACATTCGTGTTTATCTGCGACGGGATAGCGCTCTTAGCGTTTACTGTGGAGTTTGTTGTCGCTCTGGTTGCTGTGTGGAAAACCGTTGACGAAATCAGGCCGTGGAAAAGATTAGATAAAACGAAGTACAAGCTTAAATCTGAATCAGACGACATAGATGATGATCAATCACGTGTAGAGAGGTTTGGGTCGTTGCAGTGTTTGCAACAACAACTTGATTTGAAGAAGGATTACGAAAGTCAGCTTGCAGAACATGATCTTTCCGGAAAAATGGATTTTTGCGACGGCTGCTGTTATAAAACGGAGAGCGGTTGCGCGATAAGCCATGAAGAGCGCGGCGAAAATCGAAGCTGCGCGCAAAATTACATAAGTATCGAGTTGCTTAAGTCGATTCAAGAGGGGAAAATCAACACGATCGAAGAGGTAGTTTATGAGCAAAAAGAAATTTGACAAGAGTCATTATTGCGTAAATTACGCAAGGATCTGCGGGTGTGCAAACAACTGCTTGAACTGTCGGAATCGTGTCACCAAAAGCCGAAAAAGCGGCAAAAACCTGATCTGTCGCGTCGGCCACGACGTCGGGAAAGACGACAAATCAAAGTGCTTTATTTGCTCCGACGAGGGGATACGTTGCGGAAAGTAAAAAAGCCTTCCGCAAAAACGAAAGGCTTAAGATTATATAATCAAATCTATCGGTAGATCATACTTTTTCGCAATTTGCATGATCACTTCGAACTTAGGTTGCCGTGTATCTAACTCCCAGCACTGCACGGCAACCGTGCTGACGTTGAACTCCTCGGCGAACTCTTTTTGCGTTTGATCGGCGACGAGCCGAGCTGCGGTGATCCATACGCTTTTCGGCGAGAATGCTTTCCCATAAGCGGTGTTTTTCGCAGCGGCGATGAAGCTGCATAGAACGTCGAATAAATTACTTCGTTCCCAGCGCTCGTCGAAAAATAGTTCTTTGTCGGCGCTGCGCGGCGTTATCGAATAGTCGATAATGTTATCGGTATCTTTGTGAACAATCAGATAGGCGGTGTATGTAGGTCCATGCAGTAAGATATCCTCCCTGATTTCACGTATGGTGTTATTTGCCCAACGTAAAACGGCCTTCCCTGTTGATTCTTTAGCCATACTAACCTCTCTTAAAATACGTATACAGAACGGTTGAATCTGACTTGTTTTTTCGAATCGGTCGGTTGGCAGAAGAAGTATACAGTCACGCCGTCTGCGCCTACGTTCACGCCCTCACACATTGCACAATCATCGCTTTCAGCGGTTATGATTGCATCCGCTTTGTTTATCGACGAATGGAAGATGTCTGCGAAAGCAAAGCCGCTAAATATACCGGATTCAGCGTTTACGAAATCGTCGTAGCGTGATTGTTCAAGAGCCGTCATTTGCTCCTTCGCTTGTCTTTCGCGTTCAAGAGTTTTGGCGCTTTTATGGTGACTTGCTGCACGGCCTCCGCGGGCTCCATAATACTTTGCATTAGATTTGTTGAATTTCATAACATAACTCCTTGGGTTGTTTTGTAATTAGATTATAGCACATACAAATGTATGTGTCAAGCGTTTTTTCAAAAATATTTTGAATTTTTTTTGTGAGGATTATATCATGTCAAATTTCTGCGATAATTGCATAAGAGCAGATAGTAAAGTTTGTGCCTATTGTAGTTTTAGCCTATCGCCGTCCGGGGAAATGAGCCAACCTTCTCATTTTTGTCAAAAGCACAAAAAGCCGCCGTTGGGGCTTACCCCTCGGTTCATACGCGATGAACAAAGGCTTAATGAGATCTTAGCCGCTATCGAGCGGTATGCTGCAGAGAAGACACCTATCCCGTTGGAATGGGTCGAAGAATATAACGAGATTTGTATTCGATTGCAGGAAGAGGATAAATAAATATAGCGAGGTGAAAACTTACGCAGCAAATCGGGGTGTAGATAGATGGATCCCAAAACAAGAAGAGCGCTTGAGTCTGCGTTCTACAATTACTACGAAAACGAGAAAAAAGCCGATCAGTCACTGGCTGATATCTCCAGTATGGGCCTTACTGCCAATTATTCCGGAATGACAGTATGCGGCAGTGGATCGAACCATTTTGAACAGATGCTCGCCATGCACGCGGACAAGCAATTAACGGCTCTACGTTGGTTTAGAGTAGCGGATAACACCATGATTAAGTATAGAGACGAGTATAAATATAAAATCATAGAGTGCTTATATCTGAAAAGAATGAATGTAGAAGCTACGACGCGGCGACTTAAAATCGATCGCGCCACGTTGTTCCGGTGGAAGAACGAAATCCTAATCACGGCGGAATATTGGGCGCAAAAATACGGCGTGATTTGAAAAAAATTTCAAAAGTCGCAAAAGTTGCGACTATTTTACCGAAAAACGGTGTTATAATGTTATCATCTTGAAGATTAAAAGGGCCGCAGCCATTGATTAACGGTTGCGCATAAAACCTCCTTGAGGGCGACGCAGAATTGCGTCGCTCTTTTGGTGTAACGAGGTGTTTTGTGAAAAACAATAAGCCGGAAATTAAATACATTGAGACAAAGAAGTTAAAACTAAACCCGAACAATCCGCGAAAAAACGATAATGCAGTTTCTTCCGTCATGCTCTCGATTGAAAAATATGGCTTTAAAAATCCTCTCGTTTGTAACACAGATTACGTTGTTTACTGTGGTAATACGAGATTAAAGGCGGCTCGCAAACTCAAAATTAAAGAATTGCCGTGCATTATAGCAGATGATCTCACTCCGGAAGAGATCAGAGAATTTGCAATTGTAGACAATAAGACGAGCGAACTTGCAGAATGGGATAACGACCTTTTAAAACTTGAGCTTGAAGAACTCGAAGGAATTACCGATTTCGGTTTTGATTTTGGAATAGAACTTGACGAGCAGAAGATTCCTCTAACGGTTGAAGAAGACGATCCTCCTGAAATCGACGAAAGACCTTTTACGAAAAAAGGGGACGTATGGCTTCTTGGCTGCCACCGATTGATATGTGGCGACAGCACCGACGAGGAAACGGTGAAAAAACTCGTCGACGGGAAAGTGATGGATCTTTTGATAACGGATCCACCGTACAACGTCAATTATTCGGGTAAATCTAAAGCCGGTTTAAAGATACAAAATGATAATTTATCAAACGAAGAGTTTTATAATTTCTTATTAAAAGCATTTACCAATGCTTATAACGTGCTTAAAGGCGGCGGATGCTATTACGTATGGTTCGCCTCGAAAACACATATTGCGTTTGAGAGCGCACTTATAGCGGCAGGATTACCAGTACGAGAAGAGTTGATTTGGAAAAAGAACTCGCTCGTTCTCGGTCGTCAAGATTACCAGTGGCAGCACGAACCTTGTTTTTACGGGTGGAAAGATGGTACGCATTTTTGGAATTCAGACCGAAAGCAGACGACAATTCTTGAATTTAACAAACCCTCGAAAAACGCTGAGCATCCGACTATAAAACCCGTAAATTTGTTCCACTACGAGATACAAAACAGCACTAAGAAAGGGCAAAAGGTTCTTGACTTGTTCGCCGGAAGCGGAACAACACTCATTGCATGCGAGCAAAACGGACGGGAATGTTACCTATCAGAAATTGACGAAAAATACTGTGACGTTATAGTGAAGAGATACGTTAACTTTATGGGTGAAGATAAAGATATATTTGTTTTAAGAGAAGATAAGAAAATTCCATATAAAGAGTTATTCAATAATTAGAGATTAAAAAAATAGTTATTTAAATAATTTGGTAAAATATATGAAATATGATTGGGTTTCTTTAAAAAAAGAATTTATATTAAAAAACTCAAAAAATACTAAATATACTCTTAAAACTTTCTCTGAAGAATATAAAATACCCTATTCGGTTTTACGAAAAAACGCTAACGGTTGGATTAAAGAACGGGCAGCAAAACAAGAACAGAAAAACAACAAAGTCACAGAATTGACTCTTGAAAGACAGGCCGTCGCAGAGTCGGATATGAATGCAAAACACTATCAAGCTGCTGAAACGCTTATCGACGTTATGCTGAAAACAATGAGTGTTGACTCTTTGATCAAATCGCCCAAATCTATCGCAACTTTAGCGAAGGCGCTGAAAGATGCGCAGAGCGTGCAGCGCGTGGCAATCGGAGCAGATCGGGAGAACAAGAACAAGGCAAATATTATCGACGATTTCATTGAGGCGGTCATAGGTGCGGATGATGACGAATCTGAAGAAACTGATTAGGCGTTATAAATCTGATCCGGTTTTGTTTGTAAAAGAGGTTTTGAAAGCGGAGCCGGAAGTCGAACAGATAAGCATTTTGGAGTCGGTAAACAACAACCCTATGACGGCGGTTAAAAGCGGGCACGGTTTAGGAAAAACCACTGCGCTTGCTTGGCTTGTGTTGTGGTTTATGTTCACACGTCCATTTCCGAAGATTCCTTGTACAGCCCCGACGATGCATCAGCTTCGCGATATTTTGTGGGCGGAAATCAGTAAGTGGTTATACAGAAGCCCCATCCTTCAAGAGATTTTCGACTGGACGGTTGAGAGAGTAAGTTTGAAAAACCACGAAGAAAACTGGTTTGCCGTCGCAAGGACGGCGACTCAACCTGATGCGATGCAAGGTTTCCACGCCGACAGTCTTTTATTCGTCATAGACGAAGCAAGCGGTGTTTCCGATGCTATTTTCGAGCCGATTTTAGGCGCGTTAACCGGGCAAGATACGAAGTTCATAATGGTAGGGAACCCGACGAAAATAGTCGGGTTTTTCTATGACGCATTTACGAAGAATGCATCTGAATTCAACTGCATAACACTCAATTCGGAGAATAGCCGTCGAGTCGGAAGAGGTTTTATCGAAAAGATTATAAAACTTTACGGAAGAGATAGCGATCCGTATCGGGTTCGCGTTTTAGGTCAATTCCCCAAAGGCGAACCGGACGCTTTCATTTCTCTTGATCTTATAGAGCGGTCTTTCGAAAATTATCGAACTAAAAAACCTGATATCAACGATAAGGTCGTGCGTATCCATTTAGGCGTGGACGTCGCGAGATTCGGGAACGACGAGAGCACAATATACATAACTTTCCAATACAAGAGCGGTCTATTTATAACTCGAAATGAAGCTATAATTCGTAAAAATACTACCGTTGAGTTGACCGGGAACACGAAAGCCGTCATAGCACGACTCAATAAAGAGTATCCAAATATAGCGCCTTACGTCAACGTGGATGGTACAGGTGTGGGCGGCGGCGTTGTGGATGAGTTAGACAGCAATCATAGCGGGCTTAAATACGTTGTGAACGAGAGAACGTTCGGCGGCGAAGGGGGAACTTTGCTTGACGAGCCGATTCGGTATAGCAACAACACCGGGTTGATGTGGGGAAATGCAAAAAGGTTGCTGCTCGACGACATGCTTTGGATTGAAGAAGATTCAAAATTGACCGAACAGCTAACGAACCGCAAATATAGTGTTAATGAAGACGGCTTCATCATGCTTGAGCGTAAAGCTGAAATGAAAAAAAGAATCGGAGCATCTCCGGACCGCGCGGACGGAGTTGTCCTCTCGCTTTCCTCAGATCTTAAAGCGTCGATAGGAATGCTGAATTATTAAGGAGAAAAAAGTGTTATACAATTTAGATTGGTTGAACGTCGGATCGAAGTATCCGCCGAGAAGCGAGCTCGCCCGGCTTAAAGGTTATGAAGACAACGCAAAACTATTCGACGACGAATCTTTTTCGGTCTTAAAACCATACGAAGACCGCTTGAAAGAGATAGTGAAGGGGTTGTCAGACAAACACACAGATAATAGTTCGTTCTACGATCCGCGTAACTGGTGGCAGCTTTCGACGATCAAGACTGTTGATCTGATGGTCGGTGACGAGCCTAACATAGTGTGCGATTCGATTAAGGATCTCGACGAAATAATTCAATATACGCAATTCCAAAGCAAACTTGACGAACTTATTATCGACCACGATTCGCTCGGGGACTGCATTTTTCGCCCTTATATCGACAGAAACGGACGAAGAAACTTCGTCGCTCAAAATCCGCAAATGTGGTTTCCGGTCGTTGACAGCGCCGCGATCAAAGAAGTCTTAACCGACGTACTGTGCTGGCTCGTATGTACATATCAAGACGAGACGAATCCTCTGAAAAATAAGTATGAACTATATGCTAAGATTCAAAATCGCGGCGAAAATTTCATTTACTTCAGGAAATACAAGATAACGAAAGTCTATACAGAGGATAACTGTATGGATCGCAACACAGAACTTAACCTCGGCACTCAAAATTTTTACGTGCTCGGCGACTACGAGGAGGAGGTCGAAGAGGCTCCGTTCACGCAACTTATAATTCACGTTCCCGGGGTAACTACGTCACGATCTATGTTCGGAATATCGAACTACGACCGAATAACCGGGATAATCGCCGAAATAGCGATAAGAGAAAGCCTCGCAAACTTCATTCTTGATCAAAACAGCGCGCCGCGTATGGCTGCGCCTGCTTCCGCTTTCACGAAAAACGAGGAAGGAAAATGGACGCTCAAGACCGGTGGACGCAACTTCGTTGTCGATCCGAACGAGGCGCCTCCGGTATATATCACTTGGGATGGCAATCTGTCGTCTAACGAACAACGCATCGCTGAGCTCAAAAAAGAGTTGTTCTCGATGTGCGAAGTGGGTTCAATAATGAACAACGAAGAACTGAATTCTTCGCAAGGTTACGAGGCGCTGCAGGTCAAGCTCACCAATGCGAAACTTAAGGTGCGGCGTATGTGTAAATACTTCAAGTCTCCGCTCAAAAAGTTGATAGCATTTCTTTGCGGCGTTGACGAGGCGAAAGAAAAAGATATCAACATTATCTTCAACGATAACATACCCGTCAGCGAGTACCAGAATATCATTACAGCTCAAGCCAAAGCAAACCTTGGTTTTTCGAAAAGTACGATTATGCAAGAATACTTCGGAATGTCGGAAGATGAGGCGGAGCAGGAAATCGAGCAACGCCGGCAAGAAGACGCGGATGCTTACGCTGAACAGTTTGGCGTTAGTCGTAACCCTTTGTTTGCCGGGGGAAACGGCGGAAGTGGCGGCAAAAATGATAAAGACGGTGACGAACCCGACGAGATGGGCGAGAGCCCGTCCTCGCCGAACGACAGCGCTGAGGATGGCAAATGAAAACGGAGAGCAACGCGCTCAAGAAACTTTTAACGGCTTTCGAAAAAGCCGAGGAACGCGTCAGATCCGTCATACTCGACACGAAGAGCTCTGACGTAGAGCGTTATAAGCTTGAAGTCAACAAGAAAATAGATCAAGTTACCGTTTCGCTGACACGGGATACGATGAGTTGGGCTGAAAAAGATCTCCCTGCTGCGTTCAAAGAAGGTGAAAGACGAATAGACGGTCACGTTACACGCGGCGCTACCGTGAGCGAGACAAGCGTCGAGAACGCTTATATCCAGTTGGCTCGAAACGTTCAGCATGCATCCGATCGAGCGAAAGATCTTGTAAACGACGCTATTCAACGTGCCGAGGAGGGCGGCGGATACGGCGCAACGGTCGGCGGCGTTAAACAAGAAATCGAGAAAGCGCTCGCGGAAGAAAATTCGAGTATGATGGTAACATATTCGAACGGAGCGAAAGTTCCGCTCTCTTCTTACGCTGAAATGCTCGCGAGAACGTCAAGGATAATGACGAGCAATGAAGGCGCTTTCGCTCGTTGTCGTGAGCTGGAAATAGATCTTGTTTACTGCGTTCCGATCTCGAACTGCTGTCCGTACTGCCGAAGATACGAAGGCAAGGTTTATTCGATATCAGGGAAGGACAAACGCTTCCCTGCGTTATACGAAACGGCGTTGTCTCGCGGTTACGACATAATGCATCCGAATTGCCGTCACGAGTTCGTTCCATTCGTGGAGGGAATGTATTCGGCAGAAGAGCTTGACGAGCTGATAAAGAAAAGCAACGAGTTCCCTGAGTACAGCAAAGACGATAAAATCTTTCGGGCGTATAATCAAGGGCAAGCGCTTTTACGGCAGTATAACGACGAGCGGAAAGAGTTTGCGAAAATGAAATCAGTTCTCGGCGAGGATATGCCTTATAAAACGCTTGGCAGCTTCAGACGGGCGCGGAGGGCTAAAAGCGGACAGTACATTGAGCTCCACCGAGATGTAACTGAGATCTCGAAAGCAAGAGAGGATTCCGAAATACTTGTTTTTTACAAGAAAAAGGGGTATAATACAGAAGAGATAAACGAAAAAATAGCCGACTTGAACAGGCAGTATCTCGAACAGGTGGGGCGCAGCAAAGTAAAAGACGTCGGTTTTTATAGATTTGCAAAGACTTTTGTCCAAGCAAGCGACACACTGATCGGGAAAAAGACCAGTGACGATCGAGAGATAAAAGGAGTCACCGTTCATTTGGCTGAACGCATTATCGGGACAGGAAGAAGCGATCACTTACCCGTTCCACTCAAGGACGTTGTAGACGTAGTTGAAAGCGGTAAGATCATCAAGAAAAGAGCGAGAGATATTGTTTACGAAAAAGGCAACGTAAGGGTTTCTTTCAACCCCGTTACACAAACGGTTATTCAAGCGACAAAGATGGGAGGAGGCGGAAAATGAACATAACCTCACAGCAAGAACAAAAACTTAAAGAGATTCTATCCCAAGAAGAATTAGAAGTCTTAGAGACCTGCAAAAAAGAAGGTCGAACCTTTGATTTTTTTACGGAGTTGCACTGCTTTATTGTGGATAGGTTCGTAAACGACGAGCCGACAGACAAAAGCACAGAGCTTGAATTTTTGTTTGACGAGATAGCAAGCAACAATTAAATATTTTTGTTTCAAAATCAAAAAGCATTTTGCATTCGACTGCAAAGTGCTTTTTGATTGCAGTAAAAACGGCGCAACGCCGATTTACATACGGTTGCCGAACCAAACGGCACTTCAAAATTAAATCTTTAAGCGGAGCCGACCGCTACAAAAAGGCAAAAGGAGTTATTATGAAGTTTTTGAAAAATTACCTCACAGACGAGAAGATCGCCGAAATCAACAAATTGCTCGGTGACGATCTCGTTGGGCAAATCGACGCCAAATTAGAAGGCGTAACCATCAACGCGGCGGAACAGAAATTCATCCCCAAAGCCGTATTCGACGCCGACAAAGCGGCTTTGAAAGCGCAGATCAGCGAACGCGATAAATCGATTGAAACGCTCAAAGCGTCAACGAAAGACAACGCGGAATTGCAGACCAAGATTGCCGAACTCGAAAAAACGCATAAAGAAAGCAAAGAAAAATACGAGGCTGAACTTTTAGCCTCTAAACAAAATTACGCTTTCGAAAGCGCTATTGCCGGTCTTAAACCCAAGAACGCAAAAGCGCTCGCTGCACTCATCGATAAATCGAAAATCACCTATGCAGACGACGGCAACGGCGGTTTTACCGTCAGCGGGTTGAAAGAACAAGCCGAAGCGTTGAAAAAGACGGATGGTTATCTGTTCGAAAGTAGCGGGACAGGTACACCTCCCCCGCAAAATCCGCCGAAACCGGGCGGCGGAGAAAATAAAAAACTCGAAGAATGTTTCGGAATCCCGGTCGATAAATAAGAAAGACGAAAAAGGAGAAAAAAGATATGGCAAACAGTATTGCATTAGCTGAAAGATACGCCCCTATGCTCGACAAGGTTTTCAAACTTGCCTCTTTAACGGGCGATCTTGAAAGTAAAAACGTAATTTTTGACGGTGTAAAAACCGTTAAGATTCTGAAGGTCGATGTTCCCAAACTTGGCGATTACTCCCGTAACAGCGGTTTCAAGAAAGGCGACGTAACCGTCTCATGGGAGTCGTGGACGCTCGACGAAGACAGGGGTAAAGAATTCTCCGTCGACGCCGTGGACGATCTGCAAACGCTTGATATGACCTTCGGCACGGCGTGCGGCGAGTTTATCAGACTGTCAGTTGCACCCGAAGTCGACATGGTTCGTTTTGCGAAACTCGCTCAAACGACCGGTATATCCACCGTTGCGGCTGCTGCGCTGGCAACGGGCGACAACGTGATTTCGGCGCTTCGTGCGGCGACGAACAAAATGGACGAGGATGAAGTTCCGGCAGAAGGACGTATTCTCTACATAACGCCCACGCTCTACGGGTTGGTCGAAGATCTCGACACCACGAAGAGCAAAGAAGTTCTCAGTCATTTCTCGAAAGTCGTTAAAGTTCCGTCAAGTCGTTTCGTTACGAAAGTTGCGAAAAACGCTACCACCGAAGAGTACGCTAAGGATTCAACAAACGGGAAGAATATAAACTTCTTGGTTGTTCATCCGAGCGCCGTGCAAGCGACTGCGCAGCACACTCAGCTTCGCATCTTCCTTGCCAACGGTGATGACGGCACCGGTGCCAACAGGAACCAAGAGATGGATGCGCACAAGTTCCAGTATCGTATCGTTCACGATCTGAACACTTACGAGAACAAAGTCGCCGGCATCTATTTGCACAAATCAACCACGTAAAAAAGAGAGCCGAGATATTCTCGGCTTTATATGCCGTTCCAAGATAGTCGGTGCAACTCCGACAAACGGCTCAGAGCTCATAAGGAGAATGCAATGTTAGAAGTCGGAACTAATACTTACGTCACGATAGAAGATGCGGATGATTACGTCGAAACGAATTACAGCGAGTACGACGATCTCGCGGCGATATGGTCGATATTGACAGACCGAGAAAAAGAACGCTATTTGAAGGCGTCGTTAGGACAGATCGAAGCGCTCGTTATTCCGGGCCGCCCGGTTGATCGCTTTCAACCGTTACAGTTTCCGCGTTACGGAGTATTTAAATCGGGAACGATCCCGCAGGAAGTCAAGGACGCTCAAGTCGAAAACGCGCTTGGCATCTTGAACAGCGAAATCAAATCGCGAGCAGACGAGCAAATGAAGACGCTCGGGACGTTAGGTGTAATTAAAAACACGAAATACAACAAGCGCGAGATGGGCGAGGTTGGCCTTGGCTCGACGCTTACGAGCACAACAAAAGAAAAAAAAGCAATAGAGAGCGATGCGGCGGCAGAACTTCTTCGCCCGTGGAATTAAGGAGATAGTATGACGGTCAGTGACTTATATTCGGATTTGCCCGTTACTATAACGGATGATGACTTTCTTCAATATCGAGGGATAGATCTCGACAGGGAACTTGAGGGCGACACGAAAGAAAAGATTACTCAGTTTTTAGACACGGTTCACGAGCACGTTTATAACTTCATAATCTTTGCGACCGGCGATAAACGACACAAGGTTGCTTTGATAAAAAAATTTGATGGGGTTCAACGCGTTGTAAAAATCGCTTTGTTAACGCAGGCGGCTTTTCTTATATCGAACGGCAATATCGAGATGTGGAACGGCGTCCTTCGTTCCGTCAATGGAGTTGACATAAAAGACAACAACACCATTACCGAGAAGATTATTGCGCCGAGCGTTATCAATATACTTTCGTCGGAGAAGCCAAACATTCTTTTTGCGGGCAGGTGACATTATGCCATACAACAACAACGAATTTGAATTCGATACTGCAATCGATTGCACTCTTCTTAATAAAAACGGGGTGAAAACAATTTCATTCAAAGCGCGGGAGTACGCGCCGAATGAAAAATCGGCGGGATTTGCCGCCGGAGGTATCGCAAGCGGAGACAGTTTGTACATTATTGCGACGTGCAATAAAAATATTGCTCGTATGGTAGACGACAAGACTATCAAAGCTTTTTCGTCGCAAGTGCAGATCGATGGCGTAATATACAAGGTCGCCGCCGCCCGTTGCGAGCGTATTCAGGTTGCCGATTCATATCTTAAAAAGAAAATGAAAGAAATTGTCATAACGTTGCAGTAACGTTTAAGGGATTTGTTATGCGATTAACAATAGATTTAGCAATGCAAGAGCTATTGCTTATTTTGAAAGTCAATGCGCCTGTTCGTTCTTCCCCCGGGCCAAAGGGAAAGTCCGGCACAAATACCTACTCACCATATCCGGGGAACTTGAAGAACAACGGTATTTACGCGGGATATAGGGCGGCGGATAAAGGACAGGTTATACTATCCGGCGTCGACGGTAAAGTCGGTTATTTGCCATACACGGAAACACGCTCGCACAAGCCGGGTTGGCAGCAGAAAAGCATAAACGAATTTGTTTCGCGGTTGAGCACCGTTTATGGGGGGATAGTAGTATGAATCAAGCGGAAGAACTTATACGGCTTGAAGATTTAGCGGCAGAATATCAAAGAATTATCGGCAATCGCTGCGTCATCCATCTTAATGCTGCGGTTGACATTGAAGAAGAAAGAGAGCAGGGCTATATAGTAGCTACGCGGCAACCGTACAAGATCCCGAAGATAAAATCCGAAAGCTTGCAGATAGCGATTCGCTTTTATGTGGCGTGCGAAGTAAGGGAAGATTATAACGACGCTATAAACGCGCTGACAAACCTTATCGGTTACCGAAGCGGCAGAATTACAAGCAAGGACAGGCTTTTCAAATATTTCTCGTTCCTTGATTTTGCCGCGCCGCTTAACGAACCCGTTATTGACGAAGGTCAATTCAAACAGGTACTTGAGATGCGCGGAACGTGTCTTGTTACACAGACGGACGGCGGCGCTATCGTGGGAAACGACGCAGAATTCTATTTCGGCTATACGGAAAACGGTGTTGAATGCTGGGGAGAGATAGCGGTTCTTTCTAAAGTTACAAACTTAGGTAAGGCGACAGAAGCCCCTCAATTATCCGATTCAATAACAGCAAAAGCAATTAACAGCACGCAATTTTATACACATTCAATTACATTCTTAATATTACGAAATAGCATTTGTGAGAGGCTTTTTAAAGCGCTTGACGGCATAAAACCTTTTGGGCTTAATGAAGAAGTGAAACTGTTCAGTAAGTATTCAGAGTTCACAAAACCGCGTGTAAATGTTGAGTTAAGCTTTGGCGATGATAACGATCTTTCTGTTCCAAGATGGTCTAATTATGGGCCAAGCGATGGAATAACAACCTTTATGCGACTAAACGGAAAATGGTGCAATGAAAAACCGCCTTTTATGTCCTATGACACCGATGAATATTTAACTCATTGCGGGATTACCCTCAGGAGGGAAGTCGGGGCAGTTGTTGCAAACGGATTTACATTTAAAATCAAGACCGTTACAAGCGAAGGCGCGATAGATACCGATAAAACAAAAGTGATTTCTGTGACAAACGATATTGCAGACCTAAAGGCCGGCGTTATTACGAGTGGACAGATAGAAATGAACGCAGGTGCCTTTGTCGTGGCCAATATAACATTGCAAGAGAAGCTTGTTGTTTCGGATGCTGTCGCGGAAGAATCATACAATGGAGAAAATGACACAGTGATGTTGGCTTATACGACGCCGACATAAGGAAAAAATATGGATACAAATATAAACATTATTTTTCAAAATGGACAGGGCGGCGGAACGCCAACCGATCCTGAAATACCGGGGGCAACGCCTAACCCGGACGCACCGGAACAAACGCAAAAAAGAGGAAATGAAAAAGAAAGCGCTCTTGCTAAGACCAGGGCATTCGCTTATTCCATGGGAAAGCAGGCGTTATCAGCCGTTACGTCAAGAATAGGGAGCGCAACGAGAAGTAATTTGCGTCAAACGCAGGTAAACGCCGCCTTGAATTTAACGGAAAAACTAATCACGGGTGGAGTTGCGCTTGTCACGGAAAATTATGCCGCATTAGCGCTTATGGCCATGTCTTCAGCGATAGAAATGGCATCAAGTGTGACTGATTACAATACCGCCGCCCGTCAGGAAATGATTGCAAATCAGATTCGGGTTAAGGGTTATGGCGGATTTGGTGGGATTAACAGGAGTAGATAAATGATTACACAAATAAAGTGTTATAGAGTGGATGTTTCGTATCTCACTATAGGCTTTAAAACGTTAAACAGGGTTGAAATATCAAATCAACTTGAATTGCCTATAGCCGACAGTACGCAGCTTGACGGGGTTCTTGACGCCTCGAAAATATCTCTGTTAAACCAAACAAAAACTCCGCTTAAACCGTTTACAAAAATCATTATTGAAATTACGGACACTACGGACGGCGTTGATACAACGGAAAAGATATATCGTTTTGTTGACAACGACAACGTTAGTAACTTCGTGCGCGGGAATCAACCACTTTATAGACATGCCGTTTCACTTATCGAACCAACAAAAATCCTGGAGCGCATCCCCGTAGACAATTTGACCTTTACAAACTACTTGCCACACAATTACGGCATAAGCGAAAAAGAAGTCAGCTATTCAAATGATATCGAAGAGTATAACATTGCAACACCAAGCTACGACAGTACGATCAATAAAGGAGTTACCTGTTATGGTTATACTAACGATTTTAGATTGATGGGACCCAACGTAATAATCGGAACAAATATTAGTACTCAGTGGCGATTAAAATATGTCGGGGTTTACGCTTCAACGTTGCTTGCTTTTGTGGATTGGTTTGATTATTCAAGAGATTTAAATATAGAATCTTTTACTGTCAAGACACCTTCTAAGGTAACGGTAGACTTAATAAACAGTTCATCATACACAGTAAATGAAACAGGCTATTATACTTTTACGCAGGTTTACACATATTACAATGTCGCGCCGAGATTTTTAAGGTTTAGAGCAACAGCAACATGGACAATAAATGTTATTTCTTCCGCAAATAAAGCAGTTCGTGAATACACTATATTCGAAGTACTTCAACGGTTAATTAACATATATAAAGTTAAAAGGCTTGACGATAAAATTGAGTATGTATTAGATAAAAAAATTATCAATCGATTGAACAATATTCCAAGTCCAGAATTCAGTCTTACTGACGGAACACTGTTTGAGGCACTATATAAAATAGGCGAATATATACATGCGATACCGCGCCTTATTCCAAACTGTCGCGCAACCGCAATATTAAATGACGACAACGAAGCTTACGAAACGGTTGATGACTGGAGCGATTGGAACGTTATTACGTTTGATTTTCTCGGAGACAAAAGTGAAGAGAACCGATATACTGCTCGCGCTTTTTCGCTTATCGATCTTGAAAATCCCTTGGACGAGTTCGCAACTGAGTTTGTGAGCAATGTCGAAAACTCGACGTTAACCAACTACGATGGTGTATACTCTATCGAAGAGCCGTTCAAAGATATGTATTTATCTTTGAGGACAGATGATAGTAATTTTGAGGTTTCCGACAATGCTGCTATCGCAAAAACACGTGAAGGTATACGCTATATTTCGCAATTTGTCATTAAGGTCGATTTCGGTGGGGATGTCGGTATTCAATCTTATGATATTACTGAGAGAGTAATAGAAAAAACAGTTTATGATACTAAGAACGTACATAACCAATCAAACACTTCTGATATGAAGATTTATTTTCTTTATTATGAAGAAGGGGAACCAAATATTTACGGGTTTACAAAAACATCAGCTGTTCCCGTCGCAATAGCGAACCTATCAAACAAAGAATCGATAAAAGCAATTATAGAACTTGTTTCAGGTCATAATTATACAGGTAATATTAAGGATATTTCTTATCATGTAGAATATATCCCATACATTAATTTTAAGGCTAAACAGTTCAAAACATTGATAAACGATTCGCCTGAAAAATCATCGTTGTATTATAACCAGCAGTCGAACGAAACCGATATAGCTCACTACGGCGAAGCAATGCATTTTGCGCTTGTAAAGACCGGAAATGTTAAATATTCGCCTACACAGTATTTTAACTCATTGGCCGACGTCCCGAAAATCGGTCAATGGACTGATGACGGTTATTTTTGTTTCCAAGTAAACCGAGAAATAACTTTTCAGACACCAATTAAAGCAACAACTTTTTGGAGTAAAGATTACAATGAACTGTTTGCCGATATAGCCGTCAAGAGAGCGATACGTCAATCTGAAATTGATAAAACACGCGCGATAACAAGAAACGTTGATATTCAGGAGTTTTGCGTAATAGATACAGCGCTTGATTATGCGGTGATTTATAATCACGAAAACTATAGCTCGTTACGAATAAAATTTTTGGATCAGATTGATGCTGTTTCCTGGGGAACGATAGATACGCTTGCGAGTATCTGTTTGAAGCTTAGCAACAATTCTTCGCTACCGGCACCGACTTGCGCCGTTTTTACGACAAAAGCAGTTAACGATGACGGCGAAACGGAATCACGAAGCGGACTTCTCCCTTTGATTTGCTTTCCGTTTGGGCGGTCAGTTGTTTTTGCTGTGAAGTTTGACGATAATTATGCGGCGGCGTCGACCGTTATTGATGCAGATGATTACGAGCTAAACGAATCGGCCGGCGGTCTGACATCAGATAAATACGCCATAGAAGATCATGTTCCGTATGTCAATAAATACGGAAAATGCGAAAGCATTTCTTTTTTTATCGCCGATAAAATAGACAAATTTACCAACGATACTTCGTCATCTGACTATATCAGTAATGAAGACTTTGAAAAAAAACTGTTTGCATTGCCAAGGATAAGATCTAACACCTCCAATGTATATGCGCAGTTCAGCAACTACTATCTCGATAAAGACAGCAGAGAGCGTTTGCGTATAACAGGGCAACTTAACTTTGTGACGCCTAACAGAAAAATAGAAATATATAGGGCGTTTGCTGAGTCTATGCCGTTTGTCGGTGATGACCATACGCAATTCAGATATGTTATTTTTTCACGCCGCCAAGATAAATTCAGTGAATACGTTCAAGGTAATTATGTTGTTTTAACGATGCCGTTGATTCAGTACCACTATGATACAAAACACATTCGTATAAGTGGCGCTATAGCGTCAAGCTCGGGTTCCGGCTACGGTTTAATAACCGATGCCGGAAAGCTTTGTATTTATGTTGAGCGCGAGATAAAAAGCGGGGATAGTCTTTCTCCTGTTTTTCTTATGTTCAGGAGAACGGTTTGACAGAATAACCAATGTGTGTTATAATACAAAAAAAATTCGGAGAACTATATGAGCCGGTTGGAAAAGGTCGTTCTTTTTTCAAGTATAACTGTATTCGTGGCGTATATTCTGTTTTGTATTATAACAAGTTTCCCAATGCTCCAATATTATAAAAAATATGAATTATCAAACGACGCAGTTAATAACGACATTGAGTCAGTTATTTTTACTCGTGAAGGCACTATGATAATCACTGATAAAAGCGGATATACAAGTGTGAGTGGATATTATTATACTGAAAACGTTGTATATTTAGAAAAGGCAATTCGATTTGCCGGTATTAAGGACAGCTTTTCTTTCGTTTTGCAAGAAGAACCGTACTGGAAATTTGAGATAAAAGCAAGGCGAACGGCGTTTACTGTTGTTACAATAGCGGTTTGTGTTTTTTTACTTACGATTCCAATCCCAGTGGCGTTTCTAAAAATTACAAAGAAAAAACAAAACAAATAACAAGCGGAAGATTTCAGACAACTTTAAAACTTAGCGTTTTGCATTCAAATGCAGAGCGCTTTTTTATTGCGAAAAAAGAAGGAGAATGTATGAACATTAAACTTGATCGATACGGGGGAGTAGAACTTTCCCGAACTTCCCCCGTAGTAAGGGGACAGAACAATTCCAAAAAAGTATATGTTTACTGGGAAGAAGGTGAATCGCCGGTCGATCTGCTGACCATTGAGGAAGGCAGCATGCTCGTTGAGATAAACATAACGCGACCTGACGGAGAACAATCCGGTTGGATGCCTTGTGTAAAAGTCAACGGCGAGATGCGGTGGTATTATACTCTTTGCGCATGGGACACATCAATATCCGGGACAGCATTTGTTTCTGTGCGTTGGTATGACTCAAACGACGACGCGGGAGACGGCACGACGACTATCTATTCGTCAACAATTTGTTCGTTTGTCATAGATAACGGCGTTATAGCGCAGCCTCTTCCCGTTTCAAACGACAATTACTCTGATTTGATGGCGCTGATTACTCCGTTACAAACATACGGAATAAGAGTGTATAAAGCAAATTTTCTGCCGGCAGATATAGTCTTTAATGTTGATGGCAAAAAAGAACGTCCCGCCCTATATACAGATTTTCTGCACAAAGTAACGGATCTTGTCGTTACGGGAGCATCGTATGTCGAAGAAGTAAACTCACGATCGGGGGTACTACTTGTCGCGTATGACAACAGAGGAAACAATCATGAAACACCTGTTCAAATAGAAGTGTTTTTTGCTACAAACGGCAATATTTATTTTCGTAAATTCCCAGGTGAAACGTTAAGTGATCCGAATGATTTCTATAAATTTATGCCTATAAACGCCCAGAATATTATAAGCGAAGTAAGTGTTCGCGCGGCACTTGCGCTCAAACAAGACACATTAACTTTCGATAACACACCTACAAACGGCAGCACGAACCCTGTTACGTCTGAGGGTGTTTATAACGCAATACAAAACAGTGAAGGCGCGGTTTCTTCCGTTAACAGTCAAACGGGGGTTGTCGTTATTACAAAATCGGACGTAGGGCTTGGGAATGTAACAAACGACGCGCAAATTAAGCGTATTGAAATGGGATCAGCGGGCGGCGTTGCTACTCTTGGAACGGATAGCAAGATACCTTTATCGCAATTACCCGATGTAATTCTTGGGCAGTTGGTATACGGTGGAGCGTTATATACCAGTGATGCCATGGCATTCTTAAGTACAAATGCGAAAACGAAATTAGGCATTAATTCGAGCGTTATAATTCTTACAAATGACACTTCTCCGATAACAGGCTATGGAGCGAATGAAGGCATATTTTATATAGCATTAGATGATGGCAATTTTGCAGGGTTAGGCTTGAAAACGGGTGATTGGTTATTGTCGACAGGCAACCAATGGCAAAAAGTAGACAATACTGATGCCGTGGTTTCAGTCAATGGCTCGATAGGTGCAGTTACTTTGTACGGAGCGAATCTTCCCTATGCTTCATCGGCGGATACGAATACAATTTACACGGTAATTGAAGGAATAAAAGCTGAAATAGTCGATGTAGATAGCATTCTTGACGGCATTCAATCCGAGTTAGGATTATTCGGGCTTAATTTTGTATATTCTCACTCATTCAGTAGCACTCTTGGTCATGAGGTTTATAGCATTGAAATAGGGCGAAATACGGTCGAAGATATGTCGTCTACCTCGGTTACTGAGACACTTGTTGAAAATACGCGTTATAACTTCGCCGAATTGACGGATTTAGATATAACTTTCCCTACAGGAAACGACGGTGATACCATTGTCATAAACTTTGTAAGTGGGTCGACGCCCACAACATTGATAAGAGATACGACCAATGCAATCTATAACTTTTCTTCTATATCAGCAGATGTATTCGTCGAATTAAATGCTGAGTTTAAGGCATGTATTCAGAAATGGGTTGTCATATCGGCGGAAACCCCGATATCGTGAGGTAGATTATGAGCAGAAGAAGGGCAATAATGGCGGGTGCGTGTGGTAATTGGCTATCTGATTATCTTGCAAATATTCCGCAATTTAACCAAATATTTGATCCCGCGTATTTTCCGTCGACAACTTTTGCGGACGGCTTTACCATCACGAACAACGGCGACGGAAGTTTTACGTTGAACGGGACTACTACGGCTAACCATTATGAGATTGCCGGTGGTCCATTTGATAAGTTGTTGATTACCGGGCATAAATATCTGATAAATCAATCATATAGTGATGATATAACGCACAGTTTTAGTAATTGGTTCTTTGGAATAAGGCGCTCAGCAGGGTATGTAATGTATATCCCAACTATCTTTACGGCAACTGACGAGGACCATGGGTTCGCCTGGCGAGTTGCAAGCGGAATGACTCTTAATAACGTAACGGTCAAAATGTATTGCGTTGACCTTACCGAAATGTTTGGGGCGGGTAACGAGCCTGAGACCGTGCAAGAATTTAGAACGTTATGCCCGAAAGAATATTACGAATATAAGCAAGCGACAGAAAATCTTGACGGTGAAGTGCAATATCAATATGAGGCAGTTAATACCGAAGACGAAGTTTATAAATATAAAGAGGTGACATAATGGATAATTGTAACTACGCAAAAATAATTGACGGCAAAATCGTATATGCGACCGAGCCTATCAAGAAAAAGGGTTACGAAATTATAAATCCGAAAGAGCAGGACTTCTTTGACGAGGGTTATATGGCGGTGGTAAAGACGCCGAAGCCCGAAAAAGAGGGCTATTATTTTACAAAGTCCGTCAAGGCAGTAAATGGCGTTCCTACCGAAGTTTGGACGGCTCACGAGGTGGCAAATGAAGAAAATTAATATAATGCTCAAAAAGAAAACAGGTGTTACTATACCTGAAAATACCGTATTAGAAGATTCGGCGGATTTGGTCCTCCATATTGATAGCGATTATGATATGACGCGAGCAAAGATACTTTTGAAGAACGGAGACGTGACTGATGAATATCCGTTCAAAAGTGACTTTATCGTTCCTGACAAGTTCTTGTTTAAGGGGCGGCTTTTTATATCCGTTGCTATGTATTCGCGGCAAGGCGCACTTATAAAAAAATGGGAATTCTTCCCGATTGCAGTCCGCCTTGAAGACGGGAAAACCGTTCTGTACGACTATCTTACGGACCTTGAAAAAAGGGTTGCAATTCTTGAAGAACGAACAAAAATAATATTGTGAGGATATTTTTAATGAAAAACTTTTATTTGAAAATGATCATTGTGCTCGTATGCGTTTTTGCGCTTGCAAGCACGACTGTTTTTGTTTTTGCCGAAGAAGGATCCCCCGATACGTCAGTGGAAACGTCGGTGGAAACGTCAGACGAAACAACGACTGAACCATCAATTGAAACGATTGAAGACAAAACGGACGGCGATCTGTTGACAATGATTTCAGAGTTGACGGCAAAAGTCAACTCACTTACGCAGGATAACTTATTTTTCAACGAAGTATTACCCATTATAATGGGAATTTGGTCAGCCATATTAAGTGCGCTTGCCATGTTGATTCCGTGGCTTAAAAACAACGCTAAGTACAAACAATTGCAGGGTGCATATAAAGTGCTTACGGAAAGTTATAGCGACTTGAATACGGTATTGACTTCTACCGACCCCGAAAAGATAAGGGAAGCCCTTTCAAATGTTGTTTTGGACGAGATGAAAGAGCAAATGCAAGAGGCGTTGGCAAAAGTGAAGATTGATTACAACGCGCTCGGCGAAGTCAAGGCGCAAACAGAAATATTGATATCGCAGGTGAAAGCGTTGTGTGGCGCGGCGAATATAGTATGGCACGGGTCTGCGGAGGCTACGGCGATATTGAACGCGGCACCGACGGCGGAAGCGGTCGCAAAAGCCGAAACGGAAAACATAAAACTGAAAGAATACATACGTCAGCAGTATGGTGACGCAGGCGAGGAAAAAATCGCGGAAATAACGGCGGGGTGACATCATGACAAACAGAGGCAAAAAGTTGTTATATCGCTTTTACGCATTTCTCGTTTACCTTATCCCCATGGCGGTATTGTTCGCCGTGAGAATTGATCACTATCTGCAAGTCGATGGCGCGGTCGGAATGTTCGGTTTCCTTATTATTATCTTTGTCGTTTTGTTTTTCGGCGAGAAAATGTTTGAGGGCGCAAAAAAAGACCCTGTGCTCAGCGTGTCAATCGTGCTTTTTGTCTTCTCAATCGCTATGCACTTTTTGGCAAGTGAAATGCTTTGGATAACGAGCGTTTCTATCGTCGGCGCTGTTCTTTCGAAACTTGTCAATGCAGTCGCCGAGGTGTACGCGAATTACGAGTATAAGGTAATTGATGGAATAAAAAAGAAAAACCGCGACCCCGCGCTTCCGGATAAAGAGGCTTGGGACGAGGCTTATGGACTAAAATGAAGTTATTCAAGTGGTTATGGACAAAAATAGTCGCTTTTTGGAAGTGGCTTTTTGTTCAGTTGAAAGATTGGCACAACCTCGTTATATTTGCTTTCGTCTGCTCGATAGTAAGTAGCGAAGTATGGGTGCCGTATATCATTGCAATAATGACGGGGAATAATTGGTGGTGGGCGGTCGGCTCGGCGTGTTGGGCGTTTTGGCTTGCGCCGTTCACACCTTTTTTGCCGTTGTGTATTGCTATTACCTTAGGAATACGAGAAATAATTGAGAAAGTGAGGAAAAAGAAAAGTGGGAAAGTTCGATCTACCCGACGTGGACATTCACGGCGAGACCCCGAAAGAACGGGCGGCTGAGTTTGTGAGAAACGCTAAAAAAGACAAAAAACTGTGGTTACCTATCTTGGCAACAGCAGCGGAAATAATCGCGCTGTTGGCGCTTATGGGGCTCTTAACTCTTATAACCGCCGACTTTGTTATAAAAGATATTTCAATCTTCGGTTTTTTGATAATGGCGACAATGCGTATCGCCGCCGTGTTCCTGGGCAAGGACGTTTCCGCGCGGGCGCGCGTCAATATGTCGTATACCGAAAAAGAATACAAAGACCTTTTAGATAAGTACAAAAAAGAGATTGAAGATATCGATTACGCGCAGTTTGAAAAGTATCTGAACGAGGTCGAAAACCCGCGCCGGAAGATAGCGGCGTATAGTGCTTTGATTACGCCGAAAATCAAAAAGGCGACGGCAAAGGTTGCTGAACTGAATATCACGCTTGGCGTTCTTGAAAAAAAACGAGAGAGGAACGCGCGGAAAATCGCCGCGATAAAAAACAATATCGAAAAACAAAAATCCCTTATCGAAAAGTACTCTGAATTGATATCCGATAAATATATCGCCGACAATTTCAAATATATAAAGGTTAAGTACGAAAGATTGACGGTCGGGGCATTTGTAAGCGCCACGCGCGAAGACGACCATGTTGTGGAACGCGCGACGGTCAATCGTGAATGGGAGATTAAAAAAGGCATAATGAAAGGGCTGCCTATTACTTTTTTGATTTGCGCGTATTTGGCGATCATAGGTTTCGAGAATGTACAGTACGGCTCGGTCGATATCCTCGGACTTGTCGCGGACGTTCTTTTACTTTCCTTTTACTTTTTGCAAGGCTGGTTTTCGGTCGGAAGTCGCGTAGTTGATATGACGCGCGACGCGCTTATTTTCCGAACGGCGTTTGTGCAGAGGTATAAACAAATGAAAAACAATAATTGACACTGCATTCAATTACAGTTGTCAGCAAGTTGTCAAGGTTGCTCGCGACGCTTCCCTCGTTTTTGTTTTTCGGCATAAATTATTCGATTTTTAACTTGCTTAAATATAAATGCAGTAGAATGGGGTTCAAGAGGCCGCAAGTTCGATTCTTGTCACTCCGACCATTTTAGGCAGTTTTAAGACAAAAAGGGTCTTAAAACTGCCTTTTTAAATGTCAATCTGTTGTTTTTTGTACGTGAAAAAAAGCTGTTTTAGTAAAAAAAGTTGTCAAAAAAGTTGTCAAATATTTACTTGTCGTCGGAAAAAGCCTGCAATATTGCGGTATTATATCGCTCAATATAGTGTTTTTGAGTGTCAGTATAAGTGTCTTGCGTTATTTCAAGCCTGGAATGTCCCATTAAATATTGTTTTACTTTCGGCGGAACGCCCGCTTCTTCAAGTCGATCCGCGTATGTATGACGTAAAATGTGCGGCGAGATTTTAATGCCTGTTTTTTCTTCCAAGCGGCGGAATCCCGCTCGAACGCCAGAGTAGGTCAAATTTATCGGTAATTCAATACTTATATTAGGTATAGGGATCTGGCGTGTTCCGGCTTCGGTCTTCGGTGTTTGAATAATCTTTTCACCTTTGACATATACTGCGTTTTTGTTGACTGTGAGAACGCCGTCTTTAATATCTTCAGGAGTAAGGGCGAGGGCTTCCCCGATACGAATACCGGACACGAGTAATAACTTGAATATCCCTGCAATGCTCATTCTCTTGACAGCAGTAAGAAGGGTATTTGTTTGTTCAGGCGTTAATCCCAATCTTTTCTTTTTTGTACGACGTTTTAATTCGACACTTTCGCAAGGATTTGTTTTTATAAGCCCTTGCTTTCTTGCTTTTTCCAACATCTCTTTAATTGCAGCGAAAACCATATCACGGCGGCGAGTTTCGCCCAAAGAAACGAAAAACTCCTGTAAGTCGAGCGGTTTTAAGGCATTAAGAGGAACAGATGAAAAACGGGCGTTAAACACCCGAATACAATACTCTAAGCTTTCAATACTTTTAGGCTTCAGATTAGGTTTTTTATACGCATTAAACCATTTTTCAGACCACTGCTTGACGGTGGTCTTTTTTTGTTGCTTTTT